CCTTGTTTGTTATTCTAATATAATTATGGGCATAACTATTTTGTTGATTTAACTGATAGGGTATATTAATGAGATATGAAGATATAGCTATGCCCAATATAATATAAGATTTGATCTTGTTAGTTTTATAATTCATTGCCTTGTTGTTAAATAATATAATATAAATATACAAATATGTAAATATAAATATACTAAATAGATATAAATATTTTTTTCTATGAGATAAAATATAATATAATTATATTAAAGTCCTTTCATATGTTCATTCATATAAACCTTGTTTGTTAGAAAAGAGGGCGCTTAGCCCTCTTTTTTTTATAGTTGATTTATATAAAATAAATAAAAAATCATTAATACTAATGGTTGCCTGGTGTTGATTTATAGCCATATAGCTAATGTTTTGAGCTTTGTTTTTTTCTAAATTCTTCAAAATAATATAAAAAAATATAATAAGTGAGCAGGGCGACGGATCAAAATTTTTGCCCTGCTGCACCGTTTTTCCTTAGTTTAGATTGGTTAAAATATACTCTTTGTTTTGAATCTTCTTCAAAGTTTCCTTTGATGATTCATTTAAAAATATATTTCTATATTTAGATGTGGTGGTTGAATAGTTCCACTTCCTTTTATCTAAATATATTTTTCCATTTTGATAATCTTTCATTGCTATAATTGTTTTATAGCTTTGAAAAATTAGCTTTCCAGGTGTATCGATTATATATTGATTTGGCACCTTGTTTCCTTGACTTGATTCCATATTTATTACTTTATATTTCATTTTATTTCCTTCTTTGTTTGTTTATGTGTAGGCAGGACGACAGATCAAAATTAACGCCCTGCCCAACGGTTTTAGTGAATATTATGCACCTCTTTTAGTTCGTCATAGGGCGAAGCTAATAAATTATAGCCAACCCAATACGCAAATAAATTAGCGAACTTTTCACAATCCTTAATGGTTTCAATCGGCACAATGTCGAAATCTTCCATATAGGATAACATAGCGTGAAAGTTATGAGCAATAAATTTATCTGCTTTAGAATATCCAATAATAAAATAATCTTCATTAAATATTTTATCATTTAATTCCATTTCAATTAATTCATCTAAAGTTATTTCGCTTGGCAGATTTTCTTTAATGTAATCTATAGCTCTTTCCTTTATCTGATTAATTTGGGTGTTTTCATCATTTATTATAAAATCACTATCTAAAAATTTTTCTTGGAAATTATTAGCGTTGTAATTTACAATATCGATTATTTGTTTTTTGGTTAATGTTGGATTATACATTTAATCCCCTTTCTTATATGTTGATTAATATCAAACCAATGTAAAACAAAGCAATTAACAATATTAAAAATAATATTTCGCCTATTGATTGTAATATTAATTGTTTGCGTTTGCGATACCTTAGGGTTTCGCCTTTAAAATATGATTGATATGCTATCATTTTTTTATCTTTCATTTTGTTCCCTCATTAGTTTTGCTACTATTTCCCTTGCTTGTGTAAAGCTCTCAGGGTTTACATCTAAACCAAAGCAAACACTTTCAAGCGTTTCCTCATCTACTAAACCTGCGCCAATCAATTCCATTGCGATAATCGTGGCTTGGTTTAGGGTTTCAAGTTCCTTTTTACTTAGTTTCATTTTGTTTCCTTTTCTGTTTGTTTTGCGTTTTTTCGCATTTTACGATCTATTTTTTCGCCAATCTAATCAGACGAAAATCTGAAAAAAATTTTAAATTTTTGGATAAAAAAAGCAGGGCAGCAGGTATCTACTGCCCAACGGTTTGACACTTTGATTAGTGCTTTAAACATCGCTTCCAATGTCTAATTTGGTTAAGACTTTTCGCAATACCTCTGATTTTCTTGGGTATGCTTTCGCCTTAATTTTATCAATCTTTAAATCAAGCAATTTAAAGTGATTTTCCTGCAAGTCGTCCCAAGTGTCGCCTACACATTGGTAACTATCCCAATGCCATTGTAATTCGTCATATGCGTGCGTTTGGATATTTGTGGTAGTCTTTCCAATTAAGTTAATTAAGGCGTTTAAGATGTGGCCTCGTTGCTCTTCAATGCTTTGGCATTCAAAGTAGCTTTTAACCTCATCTTTTAGCAGGTAGTTCACAATTTTGTTTGTTGCGTCTACAATTACCAAGCTATCTTGCGTCATTCTTTCTGCTAAATCTTCTAAGAATGATTCGTTTGATAGGCATTCGTTGTAGTCCTTGCCATACTCCATTGGTGTTCCATCTTCGTGATTATCGCTATTAAATTCGCAACAATCTTTGTTTTGTGTTTCATTCATTTTAACCTCATTTTTGTTAGTTTGTTTGTTCATTGCACTATGTTAGTAATATTTTACAACTTATGCAAGTATTTTTTAACATTGATTTATTTGGGTTACCTTAGCAACCTCGCCCCCTTGTTTTTTTATCGCCTAAAATCGTTATTTAGTTTAACCTGTGCGCCATTTTTACCCCCATATGAGTGGATATCAGATGATCTTCCTTTGGTATTAGTATTCCCTGCAAATTAGAAGTAAACGACAAGTTCATTGCATATAAATAGTAATAATTTAATACTCTATATGTAAGAATCAAGATTTAAAAAAATGCTTGTAAACGACGATATTGTTTAAGATAGAGGAATTTAAGAGGTTCAGTTTTTTGTCGTGTTTCTATTAGATTCCCAATCCAAACTTTTGAGGGTTTTTTATTGGTATTTCTCTATTATTATTGGTTAAATTGTGTGTATGCCAAGATATGATTATAAATGTTTGGAATGCGATAAAGTGTTCGAGGTTGTGCAGAAAATGACCGACGATCCTCTCGAGGAGTGTTTGTGCGAAGATGAGCAATTCTTAGTAAAAAGAGTGATTTCTAAGCCAACATTGGTCATAAATGGTGCAGGTTCAATGCCAGATCGCAAATTATACAAAGAATTGGACATCGATTAGTATGTTTGACCACTGTTCTTTAATCAACAAGAAATGCTCGTTTGCTGGGAAGGAAAAGGGTATAACTTATTGTGGGTTACACACTGGATTACAGATACAAAACAGTATTAAGTACATTACTTCTTGTCCAAAGAAAAAATTTAAAAGGAGATAGTTATGCCGTATCACAAAGGTAAGAAAAAGAAAAAGGGTAAAAAGAAATAATGCCTAAGCATAAAAAAACACGCAGGAAGGCACCAAGAGGGTATCATTATATGCCAGATGGTAGGTTAATGAAAAATTCAGCTCATAAAAAGAAAAAGAGAAAAAAGAAATGAATGTCACTACCAGTACAGCCAGAAACTTTATACCGAAAAGACTTTTTGGACAACGAAAGAAGTCTATCAAGCAAAAGCTGAAAGGTAGCCCTTTAAAGAAAAGTATTATTTTGAAATACGCTAAATGAAAGACAAAAGTATTTATAAAAAACCCAACGGAGCAGGGAAAGGCGATGTGCCACGACCTTTAAGTATTTCCAAGAAAGAATACGAAAAGCGTTGGGAGAAGATATTCAGACCTAAGAAAAAGAAATGAGAAAATCATTATTTAAAGACCGTACCGTAAAGTCAAATGGTGCTAAAAAAACTCGACAAGGTAAAAGCACGAATACGAAATACGGGACAAAAGGTTCTAAAAAGTATTATAAAAAGAAATACAGAGGACAAGGTAAATGAGCAATATCGAATTAAAGAAAGCCAATCAAATGGCTGCTATTGATTTATTAATTCATAATCCAGAGCTAAACAAAAAACAAATAGCCGAGCAATTAAAAGTAAGTCCACGCACCATTCATAGCTGGTTTGCTGATGATAGGTTTGTGGAAATGTATTATAAGAAGTATATGATTTCTTTCAATGCGAAGCTACCTATGGTATTAAATAGTATGATTCGTGAAGCTGTTGAAGGGAATGTCCAGGCAGGGCGTCTGGTATTAGAACATTCAGGAAAACTGGTTAGAAACATCAATGTAACTGTAGATAGTCCATTTGAAAAGTTCTTAAAGGCAGAACAAATAGACGCTGACGAGATTATAGACGCCGAAAGCGAAGAGGTTACAGAAATACTGGATACGCTTCCAGAAAGAAACCCTGTAAACGACAAACCGAAGAAACGAGATATAAAAGAAAAGAAAGCAGTAGAGCAAATCAAGAAAGGAAAGAAACCTTATAGACAGAAACGCCGAGAGGATAGAGCAAGTAGATACGCTTTATTGCAACGAGCTAAGAAAGTAGGGTTAGATCCATTGCCATCAAGGCGTCCGACAAACAGTGAAAGGCGTAAGTGGTTAGAGAAGTTAGCAGAGTTAGAGTCTAAGCAAGACCATACTCGTCAGGCATAACTTCATATTTTTCAAACATTTCTGACATTTCCATAGAAATAGAAATCATATCATCAACGCTAATATCTTCCTGATAGATTTTTTTATTAGGTGCTACCCTTTGACAAATAAAACCAAGTAAATCATTATTGGCTTCAGAGATTTTTCGTAACTCTTTTGCCATTTTGTACAGTTCTTTTATTAAATCGTCCATTATTTTGATGTAGTAACTTTACCTATTTTACGCAGATTGGTTCTTAATAGCGATGTAAATTTTGAAAAATACTTATCTTGTAGTTTTAATTTTTCTACTTCAGGAGATAGAAGTCTTTTTGCTTCTTCGTTGGAAGAGTAAAACCATTTACGCTGAACATTGTTTGGCTCTTCTCCTTTTTTTGCTAAATGATAATGTCCGTAAGGTATATTGCTGCCAACCCTTGCAGTAATTTTTGTCATATTTGTTTTGACGCCTTTTGAACCACGCATAGAGTTTCTTAATTTTCCAGTAGCAATCATTAATTTTTGAGATAATCCTTTTTTCTTTTTATAGCTTAGCCATTTAGATTTTTCTGTATAGTCTTTAAACTGATTGCCTTCTATATCTTTTTGAGTTTTAAATGTTTTCAAAGATTCTTTTCGTGCTTTGTCTGCTAAAGGAGATAGAACTTCTCTTACTGCTATTTTTCTTAATTCTTTAACTTTTAATTTTTTAAAATCGAAATCAACTTTGTTTTGCATCTTTATCATCTACGACCACCAATGGTTGATTAATACTTGCATTTTCATCAATGATTCTATTAGCATCTTCAATACTTAAATCTTTGTTTTCTTCTGCAAGTAATTGTGCTTCTGTTGTTAAGTTATGTTTTAATTTATATTCATTTAACATAATCTTATCTTGCGTAGTCATAGGATATTCTACTTCAGCAAAGTCTACTTTGAACTCTGATGGCTGTGGTAAACCTAAGCTGTTTATTTCTGATAGAGCATATTCTACTTTGTAGAACTCTTTTTCATATTGACGATATAATTCTTTATCGTCCATAAAATCTTCGTGGCGTTCTAAGTCTTTAATCATTAGAGAAATACCACTTGGTACTTCCCCACCTGATTGTGCGAAAGTAACAAATAAGTGATTATTCAATGCTACTAATTCTATTTGCCATTTTATATTTTCTATAACAGAACGAACATCGCCTTGTGGAGAAACTATGCTATAGTTACTTCCTTCAGGTAAAGTTAAAATTTCATCTGATCCTGCTCTTACATTAGAGTTGTCAGAAATAATTCCAGTTACTACTGGTTGTCCAAACATTTGGAATCGTAGTCCTAATTGCATTTCAGTCATTGTAATATTGATATGCTCATTAGCAGATACTAAGTCTGATGCACCTTCAACAAAGAAAGAGTCTAATTGCTCTTCTCTATGTGTAAATACAAAAGGTAATATACCTAAGTTGTGCTGTACCTCTTCAAGAATATCACCATTCTCATTGAATTTTAAATGTAATTCGCTATCCCAATACGCATACATTAACTCATTTGTATCAGATAAGTCTGCGTGTCCGTGCATCATTGGATATACAATCGCTT